CTTGGTTGGGGTTGATCTTATCTTGACAACTTGGCTTTCAGCCGCCTCAACAGAACCGGCCGAGTTTGGGAGCTAGCCCCAGGGAGATGGAATGTAGCCGCAAGGCGCCGGAGATCAACCACCCGCATGCCGTCGAGCAGGCGTACGTCCCGGGTGAAGTCACCGTACATGGCCTTCGCGGCGTCAAGCTGGGTCGGGGTCAGCGCGCCGGTGCCACCGCGCATGGGCGTAGTGGCCGGAGATGGTCGCGAAGCGCTCGTAGGGGGCGCCGTGCGGGCTCGCACCCCTCCAGACACGCTCCGGACCGGAGGGACCACCGGTTGCTGGGCCAGAGCGGTTGCGCGCTCCTGATCGATCCATTTGTTGTACTTCCCGGACACCAAAGCATCCAAGAAGTCATCCTCGCTTGGCGAAACTCCGGTCACGTAGCAATAGCAATGCGGGTGCGGCTTACGCGGGACCTCACCCTTGGGCCAGATACCCGCTCCCAGATCGAACTTGTCATCATTCGCGTACTCATCGCAGATGTCCGATTTGGGGTGGCTCCCGGACAAGTGCCATTGCATGTTGTCAATCCACGGCTTATCCTGGACCTGTTGGACCGAGACCGCGTGGAACGCATTGTTGATCTCGCTTCTGGCGAGCCGCAACGCCGCGTACCGGACTCCCCCGGGGGTGTTGGGGTTGAACCAATCAATGGCCTCCGCCGCGAACTCCTTCGCGGAGAGCCCACGCGCCAGGGCTGCCGTGATCTTCTGGTCAATGCGGGAGCCCAACCAGACGTCCACGTTGTAGATATGCTGCGCTAGGCTCGTGTAGCTCAACTCCATACGCGCCAACGCAACCTGGGTGGTCCGGGCAAGCCCCACGTTCAGGTTGGTCAGAACCTCACGAGCGCGCTGCGGCCAAGCTTGTCCAGGACATAGGCATCCATCCCGTTGCCTAGCTGGATCGCCCGCCCAGCGGCCTCGAGCCGACGCGCCTCCACGACGCGGCCTACGCCACGCAGCACGCTAGCTTGTTGCTCTAGCAACGCTTTGCGGATCGTCTGCATCTGCTGGTACCGGATCTGATCGCTGACCGTCAATGACTTCTTGCTGACGATCCGGGCGATGTCGGCCTGGATGGCTGCCATTGCATCCGCAAGCATAGCAACGATCTGCTGATCGCTAGCAACCTGGACTTGTGCGTACGCACGGATCCAGTCGCTCGGGATCGGCCTGCGGAATGGGGAGGTCACGCGCGGACCCACCTACCGGCCCGGATGAAGCCGTGATCGCCGCAGTGGCACAGGAGACTGGGCGAGATCTCCAACGTAGCCACATCAAGGGAGACCACCTGCCAGCGCGCGGCCTCCGGGGTCAACTCCGCCTGGACCGGGCCGTCGAAGGTCACGCCTCCCATGCACTTGCCGCCATCTGGCTTCCGGTGCCGCATGATCAGGCCCCACTTCTCCACATCAGGGAGATGAGCATAGTGCGGGTTGATCGTCCTATCAGGACTCCAGGTGGTGAACTTGAACCAGTGGTCGTCCCCTAGGTCGTTCCAACCCTCCGCGTCCCAGCTTTCCCAATCGTCGCTCATGGACCAGTCACCCCCGGTACCGGCGCCGGAGCGCCACCAGCTTCAAGCGCGAGGCGGGATGCCTGCGCGTCCAACGCCGCTGTCTGCGCGGATTGCATACGCCCCAACAGATCCGTCGGGAAGTTGAAGCCCAGCTTGTCCTTCAGGTACTCCTGCGCGAACTGGGCGTCGATGATCTGCGCGGTCAGCAGGTCGATGACTTCCTGGATCACCGCCGCGCGGTCCACCGGCATGGGGTCGCCGAAGGTCACGTTGACGGTGAACACTCCGTCAATCGGTTGCTGCGCCTCGTAGGCAGGCGCCCAACCGTTCAGGATGTCGAACAGGAACTGCGTGAGCACCGCAGCCATCCCGTCCTCGCGCTCCTTGTTGGCCGCGATGACCGGCGCCATCTTGATGGCCAGTGCCACGCCGCTCTCGGCCACCTGGACATCTACCTTGCCCACTGCGATGTCCGGGACGCCGCTCGCCTCCAGCGTGGAGTCCTTGAGCGCGTTGACGTGATCCTGCAGCGGCGTAACCGAGTTCACGCCATCCACGCGGCCGAACTTGCGGCCAACCTCGAGCTCCATCACTCCGGCCGGAGCGATCACCCAATCAACCGGCTGGCCCTTGTCGTCACGCGGAGTCCCCGAGTCAGTCCAGTACACACCGATCCCGGCGAGCGCAATCGCCATGTCCTCGTCGGTCATCCCCTGCGTGATACCCGCCAGCGCGGTCTCAAGTCCCTGCAGGATGGAGTACCCGAACGGGCCGGTGTGGGTGTTCTTGAAGTGGTACACCGGGATCGCAGTGATACTTGCGGGGAGCATGAAGCCGTTGAAGGCGCCCGGGTTGGCGCCTCCGTCGCCCACGTAGTATGGGCCCCAGGTGATCCAGGCCGGAGGCGCAGCGGGCGTGAGATCCGTGGACGACAATGGGAACCGGTCATCCCACTTGTCCTGCTCGAAGAACTCGATCTGGTAGAAGATGCCGCCCAGCGTTGAGCCCGGGACAGCAGCCACATCCTCGGGCGTCAGGATTCGCTGGTACCGCTCACGTTGCGCCACAACGGTCTGTCCGTCGGGGGAGGTCAGCAGCGTGATCACGTACACGCCTGCGATCCGCTCCGGGTCCGTTGGGAACGAGATGGGGAAGTACTGCGATCCGTCCAGCTGGGTGATCCGCAGGCGCGTCCCCTCCGGCTTGCTTGGGTCCGCGCTCACCTGCAGGAACGCGTCGCCACGCCGGAGCATCGTGCGCTTGGTTTCCCCAAACTTCACAACGAACTGCTCGCGGTCGAAGAGCGCCTTCACCCAGGTGGCAAGCGCGGCCTGGGCAACCGGATCGGCCGGGGAGTCTGCCGGCACCTCGTAGCTGACCGTGAGGTCCCGGCCAAGGTAGCGGTTGGTCGCCTCAACGATCGCACGCCCGTATGGAATGTAGCGGCGCCCCTTGGGGTCCGTGTCCTCGCGCAGGAGCGCTCCGAACGCCTCGGCAACGTTGTTGACGATGTCGTCATACGTCCAGTAGGCCTGGACACGCTGCTGATCGTTCGTCTGCTTGCTGCTGACGTAGGTGGGGGCAGGGCGATTCAACGCCACCGCCGTTGCGTATGGGGAAACCACCGGTGCTCCTCCTCCTGTTGGTGCTAATCCTAGCGGCTCGCGCGCGCCTTGGCTTGTCTCGTTGTCTTGTATGGACTTCCCAGCATCCCCGAGAACATGCGCCCCAACGCCTCAGGCGTATGGTCGTCTTTCTTCAATGGGTGTTCCGGCGCGTTGCGACCGCGTTCGCTTGCCTTCTCTGCGGTCTCTGGGTAGCGATAGTCGTTGAACTCGCGGATCGTGTTGACGCATTGGCGATGTACGGTGAGCGCGGGTCCGCCTTGGTTGAGGACATCCAGCGCTCCGAAGCCCGAGCCCGGCTTGAGCTTACGGCGGAACCACTCCAAGCGGTCGTTGAGCTCAAGGGAGCCAGGCGAGACGGATCGCACTCGTAGCAACTGTTCCAGGCGCCTTGTGCGGTCAGGCTCAGCCGGGTCCGGGTAGAACCCACGGAGCGTCGCAGGGTTCATCCCGCGCTCTTGGATGATCTGCGCCATCTCCTCCGTGGTCCGGCCGCGCTCATAGACCTCATCCACTACATGGAAGCGCGTGTGGGACGGATCGCATTGAACAATGAGCCATACGAACGGATTGGTGAATCCGTAGTCCGCGCAAGCCCAAGTCTCCCAGCCCGCGCGGAACCCATCACTATTGACGTGGATCTCTTCATCAAAGTCCTTGAAGACACGGCCGACGTACTCCGTGAACAGAGCCGCGATCTCCTGATTGAACATCTCCACTGACATATCGAGCCACATGGCCCAGATCTCAGGGTGGATGCCTTGCGGTGCAACGACTCCGTCCTCGCCCTTGATGAGGCGCCCCAACTCCTTGAGCGCTTTCTTGGCTTGCTCCAGGCGCCCGTGCCGGTGTTGCTCGGAGAGCCACTTGAGCAGAGTCTCATCTACGCCACCGGGATACACATACGGGTTCACCCAAGCTGGCGCCCGCCAAGAAGCCCAGTCAGCGCGCTCCGGGTCCTGCCCGATCATCCAGAGGTCATAGAACCAGTTCTTGCCTTCAGGCGTTGAGCCGAACTGCGCCCAGCCGTTGAAGTCGGCCAATGTTGGGCGGACGTACTTGATCCACACGGACGGCTTGAGCTTGGCCGCCTCCGAGAACACAACCCCGCTCAGGCCCTCACCGACCAGCGTCTGTGGGTACTTCGCAGACTTAGCTGAGATGATGAAGCGCCGGTCGAAGAGGCTGATCTGCATCTGGCCGGACTCGGGGTTGTTGTACGTGCCCGGGTGGTCAAACAAGAAACCTAAGCGCGCCAATGCGTCGTAGATGACGCGAAACTCTTTCTCTGCATCCGAGTACTCAGGCCCGACGATCCAGTACTCGCGCCGGAGTCCGCGCTGGGTCAGCATCTCCATCTCAGTCCAAGCGCGGAACGCTTCCGGGACAAGCCTGTGCCCACCCATCTGGCTCTTGCCCGCGCGCCGACCCGCCGCCACAACCTTGTTACGAGTGCGATCCCGCAGGATCTGCTCCTGGAGTGGGTACGGCTCCCAGCCGACCTCATCCCAGTTATGCGTCCACAACTCGTCAGGCGGTGGCGGCGTGATCAGCTTTGCCATCAGACCGACTCCACGCCGATCTGGTGGTTGGGGTCGAAAGTGCAGCTATCCATGGGAAGCTTGATGTTGCCGTCCTCCTCCACAGCCTCGACCTCCGCGCTCATGTGGCCGTCCACGCGGACCATCACCATAGGCGCCCACGTAGCCGGCATGGGGTCTTGCCCCACAGGAACGGCTATGCGATTGAGGTCGTACTCAAGGATGATGGTCCCGCACCACGCGCAGCGCTGCCGGATGTACATCCCGAAGATGTGGAGCGCGGGGGCAGCGATATGGACCACGGAGTCCGGGCGCTTGTCCCAGAGGCGCGGTGTCCACGGCTCGTCGGGCTCCGGAGGCGAGCCCTTGATATCACCGAGCTTTGGCGGCACGTGATCACGCGGGAGCGGCACCAGGATCTCATCCAGGTTGTGCTCGCGCGCGAACTGCTCGAAGGCATCGTCAGGGAAGCCACTCATTTCTTCGGCCCCCTCCGCGTCGGCCCGTCGAGCAGGACATAGAAGAACACCACTACCGCCAGGAAGCCCAGGACTCCCACCACGGCGCCATTGTAGCTTGCGTCCGTCCTATCAGGACGCGGCAGCGGGGTTGGGCTCGCTACCATTGCTGTGTACATTCGTTGGCCTCCTTGGGCTCTCCGAGGTAGATGGTTGCCCCCAGCAGGAACAACCCTATGAAGACTACTGCCTCAGCAAGACCGAGCCACATCACTCCTCGGCGTCCGGCTGCGGCCCGGTGTTGTACGTGAGGTAGTGCTTGCCGGCGGCCAGCAAGCCTATGGAGCGATACCAAGGCATCCCGTTCATGATGATGGAGTACGCGGTGAGGTCGTTCTCCTCGTCCTCCAGGTCGGGCTTGGTCTCCGCCGCTACCACGATCCAGTCGCCCATGACGCCTTGGGTTGCCTCCGGGTGGGCCTCCGCGTAGGCAGCACGGTACTCCTCAATGGCAGCCTCTATGGCACGCTTCGCCGCGCGCTCACGCTCCGTTGCCATCGGTGATCTCCTTGTGCTTCTCAACGAACGCCTGCGTCCGGTACACCTGCGGCGGAGGCGGATCACCGGCCACGTAACCACCCGTTGTTACAATGGTGATAGCGGAGCCCACCGTCAGAGTGTTGGGCCCAAACGTGACAATCGGCCCAACGTACTCATTTGGGCGCTCCGCAAAGTCATCAGTCACAAGGGTTCTCATGTTCTCACCATTCATGCTTGGGCGGCGTCGCCTTGCGCGGCTTCATCTGGACCACGTTGTCAGGCGGAGGCGGAGGAGTTGCCTTGCGAGGCGCGCGCTTACGCGGGGCAGGAGGCGGAGGCGCCTCAGGCTCAGCTGCAGGCGCCTCAGGTTCGTCCTGAGTAGACTGTCCGAACATCTTGCCCAGGACCTTCTGCCAACCGGGCGCGTCAATGGAGACATCCATGCCAGGTCGGACTCCGCCGCGATCAAGCACCTGGACAGCGGCCTTGATCCGCGTCTCGGCCGGGATGCGCTCATCTTCCATCAGCGCCTTCAACACGTCGGCCGCATTCGGTGTAGCTAGTGCGATCGTACGCTTCGCTGCATTGATGGCCGCAGGCGTAGTCCCGCCGTGCGCCGAGCAGTAGTCCGTGCCGTTGGCCGCCCAAGCCTCACACGGCTTGTACTGCCGCGCGCCATCATCATCAAGGATTGGCTGGCCGCGCATATCCGGGTCTTTGTGGTCCCTTGGGTGCCGGATGCACGTGCGTCCCTTGCACTTGACCTTGCGACTACCCCCAGATTTGGGTATGCGAAGGGCATCATCATCGGACACGGGCTAGCCTCCATTCTCCGTGTCTGGGAGCGCGCTTGCCAGCGTCCCTCCCGCCTCCGCCGCGTCCACGGCCGTACGGACGAGACCGGCCCACGTTCCCGACCCATCCTGTACGGCTTTGAGACTATCCTGAACCCGTACCAGGAATGTCTCCAGCGCCCGCGTGTCCGCAAAGCGGTCACTAGCCTGAACCGCAGCGATCTCCTGTTGTAGCTCCGTCTGGCACCACAACAGAACCTCTACCCGCCCAGCGAGCCGCCCAGCGTCAATTGCAACCGGATCAAGGTCTCCAATTGCGCTAACGGTAGACAATTGCGATGACAATGCAGCGGTGGCTTCGCCCGACACGACGCCCGCCAATCAGGCCGTACCAGCCTTGGGCTCACTCTTCCCGAACGCATCCGCGTCCGTCGAGTAGATCGCCCGCAACTGGCTAGCCATTGACAGGTCCGCCCCGGTCGCTACCGCCTCCGCGTCATTCTCCGCGAGCGGCAGCCGCCCCTTGGTATCCGTTGCACTTACCACCGAGCCGTCAGGCGCAAATCGCGCCATCACCGGGAGCCCGAACTCGCTCTCGCCCTTCATTGACCTAGCCATGTCTCCTCCATCCCTTCGTCATAGTCTAGCCCACTTCCCAGTTCAGCCCGGTTTTTGAAAATCGCTCGTACGTACGCGCCCCGCGCGTATACGCGCGTAAGGCTGCACAAGAGGTAGCGTATTACGTAGAGATTCTTTTTAACTGGGTTAAACTGAGATACTAAACTATTCGCAAGTATATCAACGATCCTTGCAGCCCAGTTAGGCCCTGTTATGCCCCCTTTCGCACCCTCTTCAACCGCAAACCCATCCTGTAGTATCCCTGCTCGCCATCAACATACAGCCTCTGCTTCGGGTAGCCATTCGCGCTGAGAGCCCGACCGAACGACGTAACCGAACTATGGCGCTTGTCGTCCTCCCCAGTCATCTCCAGCCAGGTCTTGTATGCTTCACGGAGGTCTTCGGTCGTCTCCATGTACTCCGCGCCGAACTCGCAGGCTTGCTGCATCCAAGCGTCGAGGGTGGAGAGCGACTCGCGGAGGCTCATTGTCGCCTCAACGGATTCCATTGACAGCACATCGTCGCCGATACCCTCCGCGCGGTACATGGCATAACCCTCCAGGGCCCAGTTGAGGACTCCGGGCAACTCCGTAGGCGCGCAGAGGCGTGGCTTCAGGGTTGGGTCCACTTTCTCCTGCGGGATGCTTACTCCGAACGTAGCCACCTTGAGTCTCCGCCGTAGCGCGGCATCCGCCCCGGGTATAGAGGGCATCTCGTTGCACATTAGCCAAGGGGTAAACGCAGGCACCGCCTCGACATACACGTTACTGGCCATACCGCGCGCCGACAGCCGGTCCCCACCCGTCATCCGCTTGACGGAGTCCACGTGCAACTGGACATCCGCGCTAGCCTCCGTGCAGTGTAGCAACCTACGCGGTAGCGCATTGAGGAGATCCACGCGCGGTCCCTCATCGCGCTTCTCGCGGAACATCTGCAGGTTGTAGGTCGCCGCATACGCGCCTAGGAGATTCGCGAGCACTTCGATAAATGTCGATTTGCCACTCGTAGTCGGCCCTTGGCCGATGACCATAGCGCGATCAGGGTTACCGCCTACGAGGCTCATCCCAACCAGCCTCTGGACGTCGCGCCGCGTGCCCTCATCGGGTAGCACTTCCCGCAGGAATCGCAACCAGAGCGCAGACTTTGCGCCCTCATGGTACTCAACCGGGGCGCAGAGGGTAGCCATGTCCTCCAACCGACGCGGCCGGAACGTCACCTCGTCGCCCAGGATGAGCACCCCGTTAGCTACATGGAGGTGCGTCCACTCCGCGTCGTACTCCTCCGCACGGGCCCACATGCCTCCCATGACGCGCGCGCCATCCATCATTGCCTTGACGCGCTGCATAGAACCGCTTGTCTTGACCCAGGACTTGAACGCCTTGAGGGATTCCACATCCTCAATAAACGCTGCCTCTTCGCCCATCTTGCGTACTATGGCGTAGGCGTGCCCTTGCGCAATATCGTTACCGCGCAATCGATTCCAGAGCGCGGTAGCCGGTTCGTAGGCGACCCAGGTGTTCCAGGAGGCCACCCACTTGGCTTCGCCCACCAATGTGCGCCGGAAGCGCTCCGCGTTGCCTATGTCGTCCCGCTCGTAGTCGAAGGTGTCCGAGCCGGTCTGCTTGGCCTTGGCCGGCTTGACGTCCTCCGAGAACATATCGCAGGGATCGTCATCGGAGACATCGCCGCCGATCTCGGTCTTGACCTTCCCCACACCCTTGATGACCGCGCGCCTGAACTCGCTCTCCCAGGCCTTGCCACGGCGCCCCTCAACGGCCGTACCGAACACCGCCTTGAGCTTGGCGATCGCCTTACCCGCCCCGGTATGCCCCAGCCCGGCGTCACCCAGGAGCGCCCAGGCTCCGTCGCGCGCCGCGTCGTGCGCGCCCCCGTCCTCGCCTGCCTTCCGGACCTCGCGCGAGTACTTCGCAAGAGTCGCTTGCATAGTTGAGCAGAGCTCGCCGCCCCCGTTGTCTTCCAACCACTCCAACGCGCTCTCGTAGTCGATGTCGCCCGCGTCGCCGCTACCCGTGTAGGCTTGTCCAGAGGTCAGACCCGCAACCCAGGCTGCAGGGAGCATCGGAAGCTCATGGATAGATGGGAACTCAACATCGCCCGCAACTACGCCCGTTGACGAGCCGTCCGGCCTGATCCAGTAGTACCGCTTGCCGGTCTTGTCGTGGATGGACGGCCAAACGACCGCATAGCGGTGGTACCACTTGATGGTCTCAACGCCCGGGCCAACGTCGTTCCACTTGAGCCCTTCCGGTACCTGGAAGTAGCGGATGCCCGAGCCGTCCGTCCGGCTAGTGGAGATCCAGGTGGGCGGTAGCTCGCCCCAGCGCTCCTCGGCAAGCGCTAGCGTCTCGGCGCCAGCCTTACCGCCGTACAGATCAACGTCAATCCCGATCACGTTGGGAGGCATGCGAATTGCAATGTTGCCGATTGGGAAGTTAGCGTTGCCCGCGTCGAAGCGCTTGCGCCTGAGCCAGGTCCTAATCTGAGACTCGTCAACGTACGGCGCGAGAGAGCCCGTCACGTTGTCCGGCACCGGAGACTTCTGCCTGACAGGGAGAGGGATCGGGGGCAGACCGTTCTCAAAGTACGCCATTGCCGCAATATCGAACGGCGACTTCTTGTCTACCACCAGAACACCCCATCCACGCTAGCGGCGAGCGCGTGTTCGCAGGCGCCTTCCGGAGGGACCATAACGTATGAGGTCCCGCAATCTCCGGGGCATACCAAAGCAACACAACGTCCGCAAGGGCAAAGGATTTCGGCCGCTTGGCCTTCGGTCCCGCAGTCATGCTCCATCATCTCTTGGAACACTCTGCGCCGATACTCTTCAGTTGACACGGTAGGGTAGCCTTTCGTTTGACCCGGCCAGGGGTACGAGGAGGGGCGTCGGATAGCGTACCGCTACCGGCGCCCCCTTCGCTTATGCGGCACAGCTAGCAGCCGCAGACGCCGTTCGCGGCCGGGATCTGGAAGCACCGCTGACACATGTCCGCTTTGGTCTTGTTGGACGGCATAACTTGGGAGAGCGGAACCAGGTCGCGCCCGTGCGCGTCGTCCAGGTCCTCCATGTCCCCTAACCCGAGCGGCACCGGATCACCGGGGCGCCGCGTGTCGGATTCCACGGCGCAGCAGTTGACGGCAACGAGCTCGCCGTCCCGCCCACGGAACACCCAATCCCCAACCCGGTATGGGTTATCGCAACGGGCGCAGTGCCCGTTGAGGAGAGCCTGTTGCGCGCCGTCAAGAGCGCTGATCCGGATGTACTGCTCGCGATCCTCCCGGGGCAGCCGGTCATCCAGGCCCCAGTCGATTGTTCGGCCCGCGCCTCTGGCGGGAGTGGAGCCCAGCTTTGGCTTCTGATGCGGAGGCTTGCTCATGACTGCTTGCCCCCGTGCCGGTAGTCCCGGGTGTCGTTGAACGCCATCTTGTCCGCGATCGCAGCGGCGATGTCGATCTTGTGATACCCGCAGATGTCCAGGACTCGGATGATGATGTCCGCGAGCTCGCTCGGGATACCCTCCGGCTTGAGGTACCTCACGATACCGGGCATCTGGCGGATCAACTCCGGCGTGACCGGGAGCCACTTCGGCACGGAGGCGTCGCTGGTGTAATCGTAGTCGTAGTTGGACACGTGCAGGACGCCATCGATCGTCCTAAATAGACCGTCAACCAGCCCGTCCTCGGCGTGGCCAGGCTTGACGGTCCAGTGGTACTCCGTCATTTGGCGCCCGTCGCGCCACTCCTCCTGAGCTTCGGAGACCTCCGTCACTACGTTCATCAGCATGCCGTCGAACGGCCGTGGGTTGTCATAGAACCCAATGCGGATGTTGCGCGAATGGAT